AGTTTGTTGTTGACTATCGGCAGTTCTAACAACCAGTTCTGGCAGTGTGGTAGATTCCCAGTAACTTGCGTTGGATAACAAAATACCAGTGGCAGGCACTGCGGCAATACTACGGTAGTAACTGCCTGAACTTTTGACCAACACACCATCGGCATAGGCAGTGTTGGCAGCCCAAGTTTGCACAGTAAAATAAATAATACTGGAATCAGCGCCTTCGCCGTACAGTTTGGCCCAGGGCGGAATCAGTATGGTGTCTGTGACAATGTACGTGCCAGCTGGGAAAAACAAACTTCGGCGTATTTGTGTGTTGTTTTGCACACAGAACAATTGGAACAGTGCTCGGTTGATAGCATCAGTGTCATCAGTGCTGCCGTCGCCTGTGGCGCCAAAGTCCGTGACAACAGCGTAACTGTCCAGTCTGCTTTGTATGCTTTGGCTGACAGGATCGCCAGACGTAGCGCCTGTTTGCACTGTATAGCCAGCGGCTGCGCCTTGATAGGTATACGCAGTGGTAAAACTGAGAATGTCTGAGAACTCTGTAAGAACTTCGGTATTTCCCACTATTGGAGCACCGTCAGCAATTGAGCCGTTACCAATGTAGAGTTTGCGCTGATCAATTGCCCAGCCAAATTCGGCTCCAGCTAAGGGTTGAGGCAGGTCTGTCTCGAGTCCGGTTCGTTGGGTTATTCTAGATACTTGTACTATTGCCACAGTGTGATTCCTTGAGGTATCACATATTTAGCATGTAGTACTGTTCGACCTTTTTCCACCAGATGGTGCGATATTTTTCAAATTCCGCACCTTCCAGCACAAATTCCTGATATTTGGGCTGTCCTACAATATTGTGTTGCTCATCTAGATCAGGCTTAACACACATCAAAACTACGCCTTTTCGGATACGTGTGCCATGTATTTCGTTATGAGCTTCTGCGTATGCGCACAACTGAACAAAGTAATCGTCAATCCATTCACGCTTTTTGGGCTTGTTAGTTTGCTTGTAGTCTAGGATGGATTCTTCATTTAAATGAATACCTGCACCGTCTGTTGTGCCTGCATACACGCCGGGAAAGTACAAGGGTACTTCAATACCCCAAAATTCCGTAACATTGACCAGGCCTTTATTGACAACTTCTTCTGCCATAATATGGCTAGGCCAACTGAATGGATTTGATCCACGAGCAGGTATAGCACCTTCTCGAATGTACTTTTCAAGATAGGTATGCATTCTAGTGCCGCGATTGGCAGCTTCAGTAGTAATAGCTTGTGCTCGTTCTGCGCCTACTGCACGCCGCCAGTTGTGCAAGGCAGCCTTGCTTTCTTCACTTTTGGTTCGGTCTAATATGGTAGTTACGCTAGGTAATTTGTTGCCATCTGGCGTGGCGTAAAATCGTTTGCCGTCTACAGTAACTCTGGGTATAGGTTGATAGTTAAATTTTGGATTGTACATTATGATAAACAACTTGCAATGTGTTGATACAGTGATGTTGGCCACTTTGCAAACAATGACACTCGCGGATTGTGTTCAGTAAGGCTGTTTTCAGCGTATCCTACACCATGTAATTTGTTTATGTTCAACAAAGTTGGATGTGGATAGATTTCAACTTGATCAACATAAGAAAATGTATCTGGCGGTGGCGTGGCATTAACACCTTTTTTAAATCTATCAGCATGTGCTGGCTGTATTCTAGTTATTGAAAAAAAATTCACCGTGCTGTGACTGGCTGCTAATTCTGCCTGACAATATTCAGGTAGATTCACAATACTTGCCGGAGTCTCGCATGGTGGCCAAGATGGATCTTTGATATTGGCATAGTGTTCTTGCCAAAGTTTTATGTCTTCTGAAAATTCGTAGAACTGAGTAAAACAGTTCTTGTGATTGTCTACTGGAAAAATCAAACTGGTTGTTTTTGTTATATCCACATGCACAGGAATCATACTACCGCCACAAACAATCTGAAGCCTAATTATCGGTTGATCGTCAAACTCTGTTAAAAATGTCCATTGAGATCGAATTTCTTGTTCAATCTCAGCAGGTAACTCAAAGTTAAACATAGTTCCTATTAACTCATTTTTAGGTCCATAAAACGATTGATACTGGGATCGTAAATCTTCTGGAACTCCCATACTTGTATTATACTCTAAATCATGCCAATTTAAATTTTCATAAATGTCTTTTTTAGCCATGCGTTGCCAAGGAAGGTTTTTTACCGCGGCCACAATGTCATTTGACAAACTGATGTTTGGCAATGTTTGATAGTAAAAAGATCTCATACTCTAAAACTTTCTCCGCAGCCGCAGCGATCGCGTTCATTGGGATTGAGGAATTCAAAACCTTCATTAAGGCCCTGTCGCACATAGTCTACAGTGACGCCTCTAAGATACACTTCATTTTTCTTATCAACCAATACCACAAAATCTGCTTGGGCATAGTTGATGTCTGATTCTGAAGGCGTATACTCTTGCACGTATTCTAACACATACGCTAGGCCTGAGCAACCTGTAGTTTTTACCCCAAGACGAATGCCAGCATAGTTTTTGGCTTGCAGTAGTCTCTTTACTTTGGTATAGGCCTGATCAGTTATGGAGATCATGCTTTTTGCGATAATCTTCTACAGCAGCCTTTATAGCATCTTCAGCAAGAATAGAACAATGAATCTTGACTGGTGGCAGCGCGAGTTCTTCAGCAATCTCTGAATTTTTAAGAGCTGCCGCTTGGTCAAGCGTTCGTCCTTTAACCCACTCGGTAACAAGAGAGGATGAGGCAATCGCACTGCCGCATCCGTATGTTTTAAACCTTGCGTCTGTGATGATGCCATCTTGTACCTTGATTTGCAATTTCATTACGTCGCCGCAAGCAGGTGCGCCAACCATGCCAGTACCAATATCAGTATCACTCTTGTCAAAAGAGCCGACATTCCGGGGATTTTCATAATGATCAATAACTTTGTCTGAGTATGCCATGTTACATTCTTACCAATACTTCTTGATAGTATCCGTTGTGCAACACCAACTGCTTGCGATAAGGCACGCCGTCGATATAAACAACATCACTAGGGCTCTGAGACATCACTGGTGGTTGTTGCACTACCAGGGGTCTGGTGATAGCATAAACCACAACGCCTCCAACCACAGCAGGGGCCACCCATCCCCAACCTCCGCCATGATGGCGATGATGTGGTGTGTGTAATGCAGATCCGTGATATCCGTTAGGTCCAGCAAATGCGCTGGAGGTAACAAAAGTTAAAATGGTTAGAAGTCGTTTCATAGCAGCCTCCTTATGTAAGCAGTATACTGTATTTAACGCCTTGTGTCAACCAATGGTTGACTGTTACATTGGACGTTTCATGGCCGATTTGGCCATTTTGTCTACCACTTGTTGTGCTTGAGGAACTGACATTTTGGGTTGTACCGTTTGTTCAGCACCGCCTTTGAACACAATGGGATCAGTTGAGCCGGGTTGGATGGGTTCTAACACATTGCTCAGTGGAGGCTGTCCAACTAGATCCATAATGTTTCTTTGATTGACAGGTACGTCAAGACTTTGTGCAATAGAGATAAAAGCATCTTGACTGATTTGTTTTTGACTGTTGGTGTCGTCTGCACGACCATTAAGAAAATCTACTAGGCCCAGAAGTTTGTCTGGGTCAGGTGTTGCACCAGCAAAGGTATCAACTTCAAAGATTTTCATTATCTACGGCCACGACCCAGTGCGCCTGCTGTGCCCACCGGCTCTTCAGCAGGAGCGGCCATGTCAGCACCTGCATCGGTAGCAGCAGCATCAAGATCAGCACCTACATCGGCACCCATGTCAGCGCCAGCGGCCATGTCAGCACCCATGTCAGCGCCAAGTTCGGCACCTAAGTCTGCACCAGCTGTGCTGGGTGCGGCTTGGCCAGTTACCACGCCAAGTGCTTGATCAAGTTGTTGTTTGGCACCTTGTAGATTTTGCACTAGGCCAGTGAGTGCGGCTGTGGCGTCTGCGTTGAATTGCGAAGCTTGGTCAATGCCTACTTGATTCTTGATTGAATCAACTAGAGCAGGCAGTTCTTTAAATTGCATTTCGCTGGCATCTTCCAACATTGATTGCATTTTGTCAACCATGTCTTGTGCAGCCAACACCACTTGAGCTTGTTGCACTTCAGATTCTTTCAACATGCGATAAGCATTGCGCAAGCGGCTTTCGGCTTTCATCAATGCTGCACCTGCAACAAGTTTTTGTTCATCGGGATTCAATGTTTGACCTGCGGCACTCTTTTTAAGAGCAGCAGCCAACTTAGGATCTTTTACTTGTGCGGCTGGTTGAACAGCGCCAGCAGTTGGTTGAGCACCAGGCACTGGAACATCCATCTCTTTAAGACGTGTGGCCAAGGCCTGTTCCATCATCATGAGTTTGAGATAAGTTGGATTGCGTTCGCTGGTGTGGCGTGCCATTGAGCCTTTGTGCTCACCAAGCAGGCCTTGCACCTTGCGAAGCATTTGACGAGTTTGACCAGCGTTGAGACGTTCAACGCTGATGCGTGAGCCAAAATAACTTTCAAACGTCTTGGTAATCAGACGAGTTTTTTTAGGTGTGGCTAGTTCTTGCAGTTTCATTTGAGAATCCTCTAAGTTGTATATATTTAGCCGAAGATATACATTTTTCAAGTTCGGCTGTGACAGCAGAATTTAGAGAAACTTTGGGTTCAAGTTTGGTTTTCACCATTTCTCTAAATTCTGCAGATCTACTGAGTTTGCCTAGACCACTGCGACAAGCAATGTCATTGTCTAAGAATTGTTTTTTAAAGTCCAACACTTTGATCTGTTGCGATAATGAAGCTTGGTTGTTTTTATCGGCAATGCACCAAGAAATTGCTGATCGTTTGCTGCCAAAGGATCCCACAAAGTTTGCATAATGCCAAACATTAAACACTTGCTGCTCTGGTGTGATGTGATATTTTCCAAACACCACCCATCCACCTGAGTTGTCATCCAAAATCATTTTGTCAATGCTGTGGCGCAGTTCACGCTCGGCCCAGCGTTCAAGTTTTTGTTCTCGAGTCATTTGAGTACGTAGTGCGAGACCAGCCAGCCAACTGTGCCGGCTAAAAATGTTATGATTCCCACGCCCCAGGAAATCAATTGATTGTTGCGTTTTTCAGACATGGCATGCACAATTTCATGCACTTCTTTGACCACTGCCTTGACATCGTCGATGTCTTTTTGCACTGAACTGATTTGCAGTTCCAGTGCTTTGTATCGCTCGGCACACAGTTCAACGTGGGCTTCGAGACTTTTCTTTTCAATATCAGTGGTGTCTGCCATAATCAGTTATTTACCGTTTCAAACCAAATGTTCTGGTCAGGGCGCAGTACTGTTTCTACAACTTCCTGCTCGTCTAGCCCAGTTAGCATGGGCACTCCATTGCAGTCTTGGTGCAGTGCCGCAAAAGGATCATGATTTCCCGAAATACCAAATGTGCTTTCTGCTTCAACTTCAAAGCTAAAACTCCACACACCTTTGTCACAGCGCGGGGCCTGAATGCGCTCTGGTTGGCTGCGCAGACTGATTATTTGAATCAATGTTTCAAAGTTTCGCTGTTGATTTCTTGCTCTGTTCCAGTCATTGATGCTGTTGATTGCTTGACCAACTTGATCTTCAAAGGGAATTTGACCTATGCGAAAA